GGACTTAAAGAGAGAAGTATAACAGCAGAAAACATACCTCTTCCCGGTAATATTAGATTATCAAATGAATCAACACTTGGAGCAGCTGTAAACTTTTTCGGAGGCGTAGCGCGAGTGCCTTCAAGGTTCCTTGTTGGAGGCGACGAGTTCTTTAAGAACATGGCTTTCAGACAATACCTAAGAACTGAGTTCGCTATGGAAGCAATGAGCAATCCTGAAATAGCCAAGAATGGAAAAGCTATTGCCGCTTACGTAGAAAAAGAAATGGGCAAAACCATGAACAAAGCTGGCACTTACTACAGTGAAATGGGAAGAGTTTTAGAAGCCAATAGAGTACTCGACGAGCAAGGCTTAAAGTATGGCGAAGGTCGCGAAGAAGCGATGGAAAAAATACTAGATCAAAAGTTTGACGAGACTAGATCAGCGATGGCCGAAAGAGCTGCACGTTACACTAGAAAATCAACCTTTACATCTAACTACAACGAACTCCAGGTTCCAGCTTTGGAATCTATGGGTAACTTAGGAGCATCCATACTTAAAGCGCATCCACAGCTTCGATTTATTGTTCCGTTTCTTAAAACACCTTTAAACATTGTTAACTTCGGACTTGAGAGAACTCCTATAGGTCTGGCTATGTATGGCCTTAAAAAACATAGAGAGCGCTATAGAAAAATAATGGACGAGGGAACACCGCAAGAAAAAGCAGAACTTAGAGGAAGACTTGCGACAAGCGTTCTTACAACTGCGTTTACTCTTGCATACGTAAACAGCAACGCAGAGTTTATAACAGGAGCCGGACCTCAAAGCAGACAGGAAAGAGACATTCTTAGAAAAGCTGGATGGCAGCCTTACTCATTTAAAACACCTGAATGGTTCCCAGGAGGAGAACAATACATCAGTTATCAACGTCTTGACCCACTGGCAACAATGCTAACTATGGCGGCTGACTTTAGAGATTATCAGAAATTTGAGATTCCAGACGACAACGACGAAAACGCAGCTATAAACTTTGCTAACATGGCAATGGTTTACGCTGTGAACCTTACCGACAAAACATTCCTTAAAGGTGTCAACAACATGTTCAACGTGCTTAGAGAACCTGAGTACTACGGACCGAAGTTGTTTAAAGATGTTGCCGCTGGTTTTATTCCTAACATAGCCAACCAACTTCAGAACACCGACACAGAAATAATTGTTAGAGAAGCACGGACAGTAGCCGACGCCACTCTTAGAAGGGTTCCTGTAAAGTCAAAAGACGTTGCGCCTAAAAGAACTGTTCTAGGAGACGTCATCACAAGAGACAACCCTGGAGGAATCTTTGGGTCAACTCTAAATCCGTTTTACGTTTCAAAAGTTAAAAACGACGTAGTTGATAACGAACTCGCTAAACTAGGACACGGATTTAAAATGCCGTCTAAGAAACTATTCAACATTCCAAACATTGATCTTACAAAAATAGCTTCCACAAAAGGCAAGTACGACACGTATGACCGATGGATGGAGCTGAGGGGAACAGTCAAAATAGGCAACAAAACTCTAAGGCAAAGACTTAAAGATCTAATAGGAAAAGAAGGCTATCAAAAATTAGCTGACGAAGACTACTACGACAGCACAGCAATGAAGTCTCCTAAGATAAAAGCAATCACAGAGATTATTAATAGGTACAGCTCTAAAGCTCGCTTTGAGTTGATGAAAGAAACGCCTGAACTACAGGAAAAATATAAGGAGGCGATGAGGACTAAACGTGATTATCTACAAAACAAATTATAAAACAAACTTAAACACCATTACAATCAACCATGCCAAATTCATACATTGAATATACAGGATCAGGAACCGGGGCCAACCAACTAGGACAAAAGACATTTAGTTTTAGCAACATAGACGTTCTAAACGCAAACGATATAAACGCGTTCGGAGAAACATCAGGAGGTAATAGAGTAAATTTAATAATAGCCTCAAGAGATACAAACGCAAAAACAGTCACACTTAGCACAGCTCCATCTGCTTATGAGAAAGTAAGAGTATATAGGTCAACGTCTTCAAACGCCTTAATAGACTTTGTTGACGGCGCAAGGCTGACAGAAAACGACCTGGATACCGCTTATAAACAAGGGCTGTTTGTTGCTCAAGAAGTCTCTGAAGACGCTGGGGGAGTTGGAACACAACTTACAAACGTTACTAACTTGTCTTTAGGCGGCACTACTAGCGTAGACGCTCTAAGCGCCAGCGGAACTGTAAGTCTTCCTTCAAACACAAACCTAAGTCTTAATAATTTAACAACAACAGGAACAGTTCAAATACCATCAGGCACACACGCTAATCACTTTTACAGAACAGGAACTTGGTCACCTGATATTACAATCAATGGTAGTAGTGTGGTTGACATACCGAACTCTAACAAAGACTACACAAAAATAGGAAGAGTTGTTTTTATTTCAGCGCATATCGTACTTTCAATTGGCGTTCCTAACGGAGCTTTTACAATAACAGGTTTACCCTTTAGTGTTGTAAGTCGTGGAACCATGTCAATGTCCGTTCTTGATTCTTCAGCTTCTTTTACTGCCTTTGATCAAATTCCTACAGCATCCGTTGATGAGTCTGGAGATGACATAGTTTGTGACACAGCAGGAATATCTTATGGTGTTAACGATAGAATTAATTTAACAGGGTTTTATTTTACTTCATAACGCACACAATGAACAATCAACTTACAACTCCTACCGTCGGAGTTTTAGGACTTCTAGCCAACATAACTCTTAACGACGTAAACGAAATTCTTGCAGTGCTTGTAGGTGCTGCAACTCTCATTTACATGGTGTTAAAGATAATATCAGAAATACGTAAGAAAGGTAAATAACTACATGGACGCCAACGATAAAGACAACATGGGTAGAATGTATACTCTACAAGATCTACTCACAGACGAATTTATAGCAAGAATTAAAACGGGAGACGCAGAACCCTCACTCCTAAACGCAGCTCGCCAGTATCTAAAGGACAACGGAGTACATTCAGGCTTAAAGCAAGACACTAAGCTTCAAGACCTTGTAAGTGTTCTTCCGTTTAAAGAGGAAGAAGGAATAGATAACGTAGTTAAACACCACGCTGCTAATTAATGAGAAATTATAAAAGAGAATATAAAACTTATCACGCTTCCGAAACTCAAAAGAAACGAAGAGCCGGAAGAAACAAAGCGAGACGGCTTGTTGTTAAGTCAAAAGGTAAAGCAGCTCTTAAAGGTAAAGACATTGATCATAAAGACCGCAACCCTCTAAACAACAGCAGGAGAAACCTGAGAATACAAAGCAGAGCCAGGAACAGATCTCGAAACAAATAATTTACCACATGGAAATCCCTAGCGAATTAAAGGATTTCAGGAACTTTTTATATCTAGTTTGGAAACAATTAAATTTACCTGATCCTACACCAATTCAGTACGAGATCGCCGACTGGATGCAAAACGGACCCAAGAGAGCCGTCATTCAAGGCTTTCGAGGCGTAGGCAAATCTTGGATCTGTTCTGCTTATGTTGTCCACCAGCTGCTTCTAGATCCCTCAAAAAACATTTTAGTTTGTTCAGCAAGTAAAACGAGAGCAGATGATTTCTCTACTTTTACGTTAAGATTGATTCATGAGATGCCTATTCTTGAACATCTTATACCTAAAGACAAACAACGATTTAGTAAGATTAGTTTTGACGTTGGGCCAGCTCCAGCTTCACATGCGCCCAGCGTTAAATCTTTGGGAATCACCTCACAGCTAACAGGAAGCCGAGCTGACATTATTGTTAGCGATGACTGCGAGGTTCCCAACAATTCGGCGACGCAAGGCATGAGAGATAAGCTTGGAGAGCAGGTTAAAGAATTTGAGTCCATTCTCAAGCCTGATGAGGAATCCAAAATTATCTTTTTAGGAACGCCACAATGCGAAGACTCATTGTATAACAAATTAATCGAACGTGATTATACATCGCGAGTGTGGCCCTGCAAGTACGTCACGCCCCAGAAGAATGAAAAGACATACTATGGGAGCGTGAGTCCGCTTTGCGTTGCCGAAGATAAAAAACAAACAAACAGATCAACAGAGCCAACAAGATTCAGTGAGATAGATCTAGCTGAAAGAGAAGTCAGTTACGGTAAAGCCGGGTTCGCTATGCAGTTTATGTTGGATAGCCGCCTTTCTGACATCGACCGTTACCCTCTAAAGATAAACGACTTAGTTGTGATGGACATAGACGAAGAGGTCGCACCAGAAAAAGTAGTATGGGCGCAGTCTCCTGAACTCTCCTGGGGAGGCGATGTGCCTAATGTTGGCTTTACAGGCGACAGGTTCTACCGCCCCTTTAAGCAAGTTGGAGACATGGTAGAGTTCACAGGCTCTGTTATGTCCATTGACCCTTCCGGTCGTGGTCGTGATGAAACATCCTGGGCAGTAGTAAAGATGCTTAACGGATACCTATACGTCCCTGACGCTGGCGGAATGCAAGGAGGCTACGGCGAAGACGTGCTTAAAGTCCTCGCTATGAAAGCCAAGAAACATAAAGTCAACTACATCATTGTTGAGTCAAACTTTGGTGACGGCATGTTCTCAGAACTCTTTAAGCCCTTTTTAACTAAGATACACCCCTGCTCTATTGAGGAGGTTAGGCATAGTATTCAAAAAGAAAAACGGATCATTGACACCCTGGAGCCAGTTATGAGTCAACATAAGCTTGTCATAGACCCAGAGGTCATAAAGAATGACTTTAACACGGCTCAAAACTACGCTCTTGAATCACAACTTCGCTACCAGCTGATCTACCAGATGTCACGCATAACACGAGACAGAGGAGCTATAACGCATGACGACAGGCTTGACGCACTTGCTATGGCTGTAAGCTACTGGAGTGAGCAGATGGCACAGGACGCAGAGAAGAAAATTAAAGACAGAAAAGAAGAGCTACTCAACGCAGAGCTAGAAAAGATACACGACGCCTACTTTAGGAACAAACAACACCACAGGAATAGCCCTAACTGGCTTTAGAATTGACGAGGTGGGCTTAGAGCAGCTTTTGGCTGTCAGTATTCATTTTAAACTAACAACGATTTGTAGAGGAAATATGAAGGAAAAAGATATAAAGGAAGATTTATTCAAAGCACAAGAACATATAAGCAGTGCAATAGAGCATCTTAACGCACTAGAAAAGCTTAAAGAACAACCAACTGCTATCCCCTTTCCAACCAACAGTATACCTAGAGATGAACTTAACGTCGCTATCTGCGTCGGCCATTCCAGGTCCGGCGATACAGGCGCCGTAAGCTGCGGTGGGGTAAACGAATGGACCTACAACAAGAAAGTAGCCGAACACCTAAAGTCAGACTTACAGGAGTACGGCATCAGTAGCTTCGTTGTAGATAAATATGGAGGCACTTACGGATCTTATACGTCAGCCATCAACTGGCTCGTAAAACACTTAAAGGAACAAAAAGCCTCCATAGCCATCGAACTGCACTTCAACGCTTCAAGTAACTCAAAGGCCGAAGGAATGGAGATGCTTTACTGGAAAACCTCACGCATTGGTATGACACTTGCAGAATATCTGCTCAGAGGCTGCCAGAAATACTTCCCTCTCATAAAGAACCGAGGAACCAAAAAGAGAGATACAGGAGATCGTGGGGCCACCTTCCTGCGT